CAAGCATCTAAGGCACAGCAAGTAGCTAAAGCTAAAGCAACTGCTGTTAGCCCACGATCCGTTACTCCTAGCGGTCAAGTGACTAAATCAGATGCAAAGGATAGACGATCCTTGTTGATGGCTAATTTGGCCGATGCAGAGGGTGGTCGGGTTTAACTTAATTTAATAAAGGAAATATCATGGCTTTTGCTAACTCAGCAATCACCGATATTATCGCTACTACCATTCAAAGCCGTAGCGGAGTATTGGCAGATAACTTAACACAAAACAACGCAATCCTACAAAGATTGAACTCTAAGGGTAATGTTCGCCCGTTCTCAGGCGGTAATGTGATTTTGGAAGAAATCATGTACAACGACCCAGCAACTAATAACGCTAATTCATATAGCGGATATGAAGTGCTAAACATCACTCCTGATAGCCCAATTTCTGCTGCTCAGTATTCAATTACTCAGTACGCTGATTCTGTGACTATGAGTGGTCTAGAAATGTTGCAAAACTCAAGCAAGGAAGCAATCATCGACTTGTTAGATGGTCGTATGCAAGTTTCTGAAGCTCGTCTTTTGAACCGCATTTCAGGTGACATTTACGGTGATGGTACTGGTAACGGTGGTAAGAACATTACTGGTTTGGCTGCTGCTGTATCAACATCTCCTTCAACTGGTACATACGGTGGTATTAACCGTGCAAACTGGGAATTTTGGAGAAACCAAGCAACAACTGGTGCTGATTCTTCTGCATTAATCCAAGCTGCGATGACAACAGCCGCTATCAAATCTGTTCGTGGATCTGATAAGACTGACTTGATTATTGCTGGTAACACTTTGTATCAACGCTATGTTGCATCACTTCAAGCTATTCAGCGTATCGCTGGTGTTGAAGAAGGTGCTGCTGGCTTTGCATCATTGAAGTTCTACGGTGGCGGTATGTCTGCTGATGTGGTATTAGGTGGTGGTATTGGTGCTCAAGAGAACGCATTGTATATGTATCTTTTGAATACTGATTACATCTTCTTCCGCCCACATAAAGAGCGTAACTTTGTACCTATCGGTGGTGAGCGTCAGTCAATCAACCAAGATGCAATCGTGAAGTTATACGGTTGGGCTGGTAACTTGACTTGTTCAAATGCCTCACTCCAAGGTATCTTGACAGGCTCTTAATCAACTGACTAATTAAAGGAAATTATCATGTCATATAACATTACCCCAACCTCAGGCATTAATTTGGATGATGTAGTCCAAACGAACCCTAACTCTGCTGGTACTGGTATTCCTGTCAACGGCCCACTTGGTTCACAAGTGTTTGGTTCAGACGGTTTGCGTTATGTACTAGGAGTTGCTGGTGCAGCTATTACAGCTTCTACAGCGACTTGCTCTATCAATGCTTCAACATTTGTAGTTACAGCTTCAGGTGGTACTTATCTAAGTCCAGCCGTTGCCGTAGCATCAGGTGACTATGCTTGGTTCTCAAAAGCTAGTGTTTAATAGCAATATGTAGTAAAAACGGGGGGTTGGCTCATAAGGCTGACCCCTTTTTTCCTTTAACTTTACCTAACTACTTAGGAGATTTAAAAATGGCTTTACCTTCAGACACTCAAGGAGCAGATTCACGCTTACAAGTACGCTTTTACAAGAAATCCGTACAACAAGAGCAAGAATCCATAGATGCTGGCAGACCAATCTACAAAGACTTTGACTTTGTTCAGATTTGCGTTGCTGGTGATACATTAACCGAAATTGACACTTACGCCTTACACAATCATAAGCAACGCTTTCCTATTCAATGGGCTAATTACATGAATAGACAAGGTGCTCACGATGAGGAAGTAGTGGGAACACCTATATCAGAGTGGCCTTTAGTATCAAAAAGCCAAGCTGAAGAATTAAGGGCAATTAAGTTTCAAACGGTAGAATCTATTGCACACGCTTCAGATCAACAGTTACAGCGTATGGGTATGGCAGCAGGTATGTCACCTTATGCGTTCCGTGACAAGGCAAAGGCATTTTTAAATCTAGCAACAACGGCAGCAGAAACTGACAAGCGTGAGCAAGAAATTAACGCTTTGAAAGAAGAACTTGCCAAAAAGGAGCTAGAAACTGCTAAAATGAAACAAGAAACAGATGCGAAGATGGCACAAATGCAAGAGCAAATGGCCACTATACTTGCTGCTGTTGGTGAAAAAAAACCCCGTAAATCGAAAGCGGTAGCCACAGAGGAAGCTTAATATGTCATCCAATCTACTTCAATTAGTTCAACAAGTAACTTCTGAACTAAACCTTGCCGTGCCAACTTATGTTGTTGGTAACACTAGCCAAGATGTGCAACAGATTCTTGCGTTAATGAACCGTGCAGGGTATGACTTGCTGAAAGAGCATGATTGGCAAGCATTGGAGCTAGAGTATCGTTTCTACACAACGGCATTAACCACAACTTGTGACACCATCAACAACACTTATGACTTATTGAATGTTGCTGATACCACAGGTTTGGATAATACTTATTCAATCGTTGGCACAGCTATCCCTCAAGATACCTATGTAAATTCTGTTACTGGATCAACCGTTACCACTACACAACTTGCTTCTGCAACGAGTGTTGGTGGTACGGTTACCTTCAGTAAGACAATTTACCCTTTGCCACCTGATTACGAAACAATTACAGATAATACCCATTGGGATAAGACAAAACATTGGCAGATGCTAGGCCCTGTCGATGCTCAACAATGGCAATGGCTCAAATCAGGCTATATTTCAACAGGCCCACGGGTTCGTTGGAGAATTTTGGGTAATACATTCCAAATTTGGCCACCTTATAACACCAAAGAATACCTAGGCTTTGAGTACCGTTCTAAAGGTTTTGTGCGTAGTGCAACAAACCAAGTTAAGAACAGCTTTACAGCCGACACAGATACAACAGTTTTAGACGATACAATTATGGTATTGGCTACAAAGCTTAAATACTTCCAAATTAAGTCGTTTGATACTACTGCATTGCAACAAGATTATCAGCGTTATCTCAGCATTGCTAAAGCTAACGACAAAGGTTCAGCCACATTGTCATTCGCTCCACAACCAAGTGCTGTATTGATTGGATGGGCAAACATTCCTGATACTGGCTACGGAAGTTAATCATGGCAGTACCTAAAAAGTTCTCTGCCCAAACAACTTCTGTACCTGCACCTATTGGTGGATGGAACGCTAGAGATTCCCAAGCTAACATGAACCCAATGGATGCTATTCAGCTTGTAAACTGGTATCCAACCCCTACAGATGTGACCATGCGTAAAGGGTGGACACAATCTAGCTTATTAACAACACCTACAGGCGTAGTAGCTATTAGCACTATTACCCGTGTAAGTACGGTTGCTACGCTAACAACAAGTTCAGCACACGGACTTTCAACAGGTAATCAAGTTTCTATCTCAGGTTGTACGCCTTCCGCTTACAACGGAGTGTATACAATCACCGTAGTCAACAGTACATCATTCACCTACACAATGGCTTCTGTTCCTGCTGGTAGTGCTTCAGTAGTAGGTAGTTATGAAAAAGGTATTACAACGCCTGTTAATACTTTGATGAATTACACCGAAGTGGGTGGTTATAAGCTATTTGCTGCTGCTGGTAGCACTATTTATGAAACTGCGGTAAATCCAGCAGTTCGTGTATTTACTGGCTTAAACAGCGATAAATTACAGTCCGTCAACATAACCAATGCTGGTGGCCATTTTCTAGTAGCTTGTAATGGCGTTGATCCTGTAATGATTTATGACGGTACACAATGGTTTTTTGTAGCTACAACTACTACTGCATCGACTATCTCAAGCATTGCCCGTACAAGCCCTTCTGCAACTGCAACGGTTACTACTGCAACTGCACACGGCTTAGTAACAGGCAACAGAGTAACCATTACAGGTGCTTCAGAGGCCACATTTAACGGTACTTTTGTTATTACGGTTACGGGTGGAAGTGCTTTTACTTACACTTCAACTGGAACTACTACAGCAACTTCCGTAACAGGTGCTTATACAACTATTGGTATTACGGGCGTTAATTCAAACACCTTTATTGGCGTAAACCTGTTTAAAAACCGCTTGTATTTCACTCAAAAAGACGAATTAACTTGTTGGTATCTAGATGTTGATGCTATTGGTGGCCCAGCTTCACCGCTATATTTCGGTGGAATTGCCCGTAATTCAGGCTATTTGCAAGCAATGGGTACTTGGACACTAGATGCTGGTCAAGGTGCTGATGATTATGCTGTATTTGTGACTAGCATGGGCGAAGTCATGGTTTATAACGGCACAGACCCTGACAATGCTGATACTTGGGCATTAAAAGGTGTATGGCAACTAGGTCAAACATTCAGCCGTAGATGTTTCTTTAAATATTCAGGCGATTTATTGCTATTAACGCAAGACGGATTAGTACCTTTGGCTTCTGCCTTGCAATCAAGCCGATTAGATCCCCGTGTAAACCTTACAGATAAGATTTATTTTGCTGTAAGTCAGGCTGCAACTCTTTATTACGACCTTTTTGGCTGGCAGATTAACTATTACGCTAGTGAAAATATGCTCATTTTGTCTATTCCTACAAGCACAGGCATGGAACAGTTTGTAATGCACACTATTACAAAATCATGGGGTAGATTTACAGGTATTCAAGGTTATTGCTGGGAAGTATCAGGCGATGCCGATATGCACTTTGGCGGTGATGGAATTGTAGGTATTTTCTACAATAGTTATTCTGACAACGGTGCAAACATTACTGCTACTGCACAGCAAGCTTATAGTTATTTTGAGAGTGCAGGGCAATTAAAGCGTTTTACATTGGTAAGACCTATTCTTCAATCTACAGGCGGTGTACCAAATGTGGTATGCGGTTTAAGCGTAGATTTTGATACACAATCTCAATTAGGTTCAGTCCAATTTAACCCAAGTACCTTATCAGACGGTGTTTGGGATACATCGAGATGGGATAACGCTAACTGGTCAGGCGGTTTAATTACGACTAAGGTATGGCAAGGCGTTACAGGATTAGGTTTTGCAGGTTCAATTAACTTAAATGTGGCAAGTAGAGGAATTGAACTTCATTGGGCAAGTACCGATTATGTAATGGAAGCTGGGGGCGTATTGTAATTGCGACAAGTTACTACTGAAAATCAGGATTTTATGCGTTCTTGGGTTGAGCGTATGTTATTTCAGAAATTTGGTGAGGAAGCTAAGTTTATAGGGCAAGAAATAGACGGTAATTTAGTAGCTGTAATAGCATTTACTAACTTTATCCCTAACGCTTGTGCTATGCACATAGCTTCTGTTGGTGATAATTGGATGTCAAAAGATTTATTATGGGCGTGTTTCGATTACCCCTTTAACAAATTGGAAAAAAAGGTTATATTAGCGACTATGGAAGCGTCTAATGACGAAGCCGTAAAACTAAACCGACACCTTGGTTTCCAAGATAAAGCGTTAATTGAAGATGCCCATGAGAATGGGGATTTACTTTTAATGGCGATGAGAAAAGAAGATTGCAAATGGATTAATCTTAAATGCTCATTGCGTAAGCAACTAGGAGATTGATATGGGCGGTGGTGGCGGATTATTAGGTGGCGTTACAGGGATGCTTTTCGGTGAACCCGATGTTCCTGCAACTCCCGATTATGCTGGTGCAGCAAAAGAAACTGCACAAGGCAATTTAGATGCCGCTAGATCTGCGGCTGCTTCCAATCGTGTTAATCAAGTAACTCCTTACGGTTCTCTTAATTATGCTGTTACAGGCAAAGACCCATACGGTAATCCTACATGGACAGCCACAACTCAATTAAGCCCTGAACAACAACAGTTATATAACTACGATGTTCAAAGCTCTTTAGGTCTTGGTAGACTGCAAAACACAGGCTTAGACTATGTCAATAGAATGATTAGTCAGCCGTTTAGCACTAGTCAATTACCTCAGTTATCTAGCCAATTAAATGCACCTCAATTCACGCAATTGGGTAATCCTGAAGCTATGCAAAGGGCTGGATATACTGAGCAACTACAGCGTGATTTACAAGATCAAGGCATGGCTGGTTGGGATAGAGCTACAGGTCTTTTAATGGAGCGTATTCAACCTTCATTGGATCGTCAACAAAAGTCTTTGGATGCTCAATTAGCTAACCAAGGCATTATGCGTGGTTCACAAGCTTATAACCAAGCTCAACAAGACTTAGCTCAAAAACAAAATGATGCTAGAACTCAAGCTGCTTTGGGCGGTCAACAAGTTCAGCAGAATTTATTTGGTCAAGCGTTGCAAGCTGGTCAATTTGGCAATCAAGCCATGACACAGCAACAACAAAACCAATTAGCTAACCTTGGATTTAGCAATACTGCCGCTCAACAAGATTTTTCTAATCGTCAAGCTCAATTGCAGATGAACAATGCTCTTGCTCAACAAGGCTTTGGAAATCAAGCTCAACAGGCTCAATTGGCTAACCAAGCCCGTGGTCAAGGTTTTCAAGAGTTGGCTTATATGCGTAACGAACCAATTAACACGCTTAACGCTGTTCGTTCAGGATCACAAGTTACAACACCTAACCAGTTCTATGTAAACGCACCGCAACAAGCTACAACTGCTGGTGCTGATATGTTAGGTGCGGCAGGTATGACAGGTAATGCTGCAATTGCTGGAGCTAATGCACAAAACGCAAATCGTAACGCAATGATGCAAGGTTTATTTAGTCTTGGTGGTGCTGCCATGATGTCTGACATTCGCACAAAAGAAAACATTAAGCATATTGGCTCAATGGCTAATGGCTTACCTGTTTATGAGTTTGAATACAAGCCTGAATGGAAAGCTGAAGCTGGTCATGGTAAGTTTGTAGGTGTAATGGCTCAAGAAGTTGAATTAGTGCAACCTCAGGCCGTTATAACAAGACCTGATGGTTACAAGATGGTTAATTATGGAGCGTTACAATGAATGACTATCCAATGATGCAAGATTTAAGTGGTATTGCTCCAACAATGCAAAACACGCTTGCACAGCAACAAATGATTCAACAAATGATGCAACAGGGAAATCAACTATCTAACCAAGCTCTTGGTGGTCAACAGAGCGGTGGCATGAATCCTATGGATTTAGCTAAAGCTTTGCGTAAAGATAATTCTATGTTATCTACCGCACAAAACCAAGAAATTAGAAAATTGGGTAGCAATCCAAGCAATATGATGAGTGGTTACAACACAGGTATGTTTGGTTGGGGAAATTACGGAGAATAATATGGCAGAGCAAATCCTACCTGAAATGCAAGACATTACACGCCAAAGAGATTTGGCTAGATTGCTATTGCAAAAAGGCATGACAGACAACCTACAAGGTCAAATGGTTAGTGGTCGCTATGTTGGTGCATCACCTTGGGAAGGAATTGCCAAAGTATATAGTGCCTACAAGGGCGGTCAAATGCTTAAAGAAGCAGACAAAAAGCAACAAGAATTAGCAAATATGCTACGCCAACAGACAATGCAAGACATTCAAGGCTACGGTCAAGCTATGCGTGGCATGGAAGCTACTCCTGATGTTATTCCACAAGGTCAAACTTTGTTGGATGACCAAGGCCAAATGACTATGGGTGCTCAAAGAGGTACTGCTGCTGTTGCTCCCGACCCTCAAAAAGCTTTAGGTATTTTGATGGGTTCTAAATCACCTCAATCTCAAGCTTTAGCTCAAGCATTGTTAGCTGATCAATTGAAAACACAAGTATTGCCTGAAGGTGGAACAATCATTAGGGGTGGTATTGGTGGTCAAGGTCAAACTATTACAAGTGGCCCTAAGAAAACTACTGAGCAAAAAGAATATGAATTTGCTAAAGATCAAGGATTCCAAGGTTCATTTTTAGATTACCAAAAAACATTAAAACAAGCTGGGGCTAATAATCTTACGGTTAATACTGGACAGTCTTACACAAGTGCTTTTGGTAAGGGGGTTGCAGACCAAGATTTAAATAAATTTACTGCTGCTCAAGGTGCTCCTAAACAAATAGAATCTGCACAAAAAACTATAGAATTGCTGGATAAGGGTGCAATTACAGGATTTGGAGCTAATTACAAACTTAATTTAGCTAGAGCCTTAAATGTTGCAGGCGTTAAAAATGAAGATTTGATTAAAAACACAGAGCAATTGGTTGCTAACCGTGGTTCTGCTGTTCTTAACAATATTAAGGCATCAGGTTTGGGTGCTGGTCAAGGATTTACAGACAATGACCGTAAATTCTTAGAAAATGTTGTTGGTGGAAGAATTGACTTGAATAACCAAACATTGCGTGAATTAGCTAGAATTGAAATGAATACGGCTAGGGCTTTGGCTGACAATTGGAATAGTCGTGTTTCTAACATACCTAAAGAAGCTCTTGCTGGAACTGGTATTGGCAGAATAGATTTACCAGCAATGGCAAGCCCTACTGGGGTTGATAACAATAATCCTTTGTTAAATCCAAAAAGATAAGGATTTTTATGTCAAAAAGTCCAGCTGAAATATTACAAGACCCTAACTATATCAATGCCAATGCTGAAACAAAGCAAGCAATATTTGATAAGTTAGTTGCTCCTACGCCTGATTTTTCTAATGCAAATGCTGAAACGCAAAATGCTATTAGACTAAACTTTGGTTTAGGTCAAATTTTGCCTGAACAAACAAATGAACCAAAGACTGAAACATCGTATGACCGCTTTCTAAATAGTTTACGCAATCCACAAACAGGTGGTAAATCAGGTGTTGTTGGCCCTATGCTTGTTGGTGGTGCTGGTGAAATCATTAAAGGTGCTGGTGCTTTAACTCAATTGGCTGGAAACCCATTTAATGCAGGTGATCGCATGGTTGAGGTGGGTAGAGCTATAACAGAAGGTGCTGAAAGCGTTTCTCCTGTTAATGCAACTATTGGTAAATTTGGTTCTTATGCTTTGCCATTTACAGCAGGTCAAAGAGCCTTAAATGCAGTCGGTAGCGTACCAGCTGTTAAAACCGCAGTAAATATGATTCCAAGTTTTGCCCAACAAGCTACAAAACTATCAACAATTGGTGGTGCAACTGGATACGCATTAACACCTGATGATGAAAATCGTGCTGAAAGTGCGGCTATCAATGCAACTGTTGGTGCAGCTTTACCTGCTGTTAGTAATATTGGTGGCAGACTTTACCAAGGTGCTAAATCTCTTGCTGAACCGTTTTATGAAGCTGGCAGAGGGCGTATTTTAGGCCGTGCTTTAAGAGAATCTGCTGGCGGTGAAGCAGAAAAAGCTATTACCAATTTAAGAAAATACAATCCTAGCGTTGCTAATACTCAATTAACGGTTGCTGATATTGCTCAAGTTCCAAGTTTAGCAGCTACACAAAGAGCAGTAATGGCAACAACCCCTGAAGCTACTAATTTATTAGAAGCAAACCTAAAGGCTAATGCACAAGCAAGAACACAAGCTTTAGAGGGTATTGCTACTCCTAGTAGAATAAGCAAATACGCAGATATTAGAAAAGATTTTGGTGATGATTTATACACCCCAGCTTTAGATAAGGCTATGGATTTTGCTGATTTGACTAAGCCAATGAAAGCCCAAGTTGAATCTTTGGTTAAATCACCAGCTATTAAAAGAGCAATGGTAGAAGCTAGAAAAAATGCTTTAAATAGAGGTGAGGATATTCTTGATCCAAAAGGTTCATTAACAGGTTTGCATAAAACCAAGGTAGCGTTAGATGACAAAATTGCTGATGTTAAAGCAACACTTGAAAGAAATGGCAAAGCAACAAGTGATGAATTAGATGGATTAGAAGCTGCTAAAACTAGATTATTAGGGTTTATTGAAAATGTTAGCCCTGAATACAAAGTAGCTAGAGAAACTTATGCTCGTTTATCTAAACCTATTGAACAGTTAGAATCTATACAAAAATTAGCAGAAAGCACGGTAAATCCAAAAAACCGTGAAATTTATGCAGGTAAATTTTTTAATCAATTAGAATCTTTAAAAAAACAAGGTAATTTGTCAGACAGACAAATCCAAAGATTAGAAGCTATTGCTGATGATTTAAGAAAAGTAGATTCTGCTCAAAATGCTGGTCGTGGAGGTGGTTCAGACACGGTGCAAAAATTAGCATATACAAATATGTTAAAACAAACTGGCGTTCCAAGTATGTTGCAAAATTTACCAGCAGGTCAAGTTGTTGGTAATCTTGTTGGTAGAGCTGGGGATGTAATTTATGGTGATGTTAATAAGCGTTTAACTAGCCAACTAGCAGAAGCATTAATGAATCCTTCAGAGGCTGCTAGATTAATGGAAGGTGCTAGAAATGTACCTAAAAAATCATCAGAACTTGCCAAACTGCTTATGTTGCAACCAGCTAACCAAATGATAGGAGATTAATAATGAGTAGAAACGGATCAGGTACTTATACCCTACCTGCTGGTAATCCAGTAGTCACAGGAACAAGTATTAGCTCTACATGGTCTAATACCACGCTATCAGATATTGCTGCTGCTCTTACACAATCGGTAGCTGCTGATGGTCAAACGCCAATGACGGGCAACCTTAATATGACAAACAACACCATTGAGAATGTGGCAGACGCTACTGCAAGCGGTGATGCTGTTTCTGTAAATTATTTGCAGACTGGAACATATACTATCAATTGCGGTACTTTCTAAGGTGCAAGTTATGTCATTTGAAATTGATCCTGTTAAATACGGACAACTATGGGAAAAGGTTGACAATTTAACTGCTAAAGTTGACAAATTAGAAGAAGGCATGGAAGAACTACTTGCTTTAGCTAATAAAGGTAGAGGTGGTTTTTGGGCTGGAATGATGATTGTTTCTGCATTTTCTAGCGTTGTTGGCTTTGTAGCTCACTATTTCACTTCAAAGTAATTAGCTTTGTGAAAGATTTACTGCCACAAATATTAGCGTATGTCAGCAGTCCATTTAGACTGTTTGCCATCGTTATTATGGCGGTACTAACCTTTACTGGTTACTTTATTTGGCAGAATCAAGGTTTGATGCTTGATGCTTACACCAAGTCTAAACAGCTACCATCAATGAACTCTGCTAGATATGACGATGCTGCCAAGGTCATATTTAAAGGTACAAACGCTGATTTAGTTGTTATATTTTCAGTCAATCCCTTGTTAGGCACTCGTATTGTTGAACGAGCCTACCTACCTGATAAACGATACAAAGAGTTTGATGGGTACGATGTAGGTCTTTTTACAGCTAATTTATCCAACAACCATGACATCATTAAGCTCATGGCCAATGAAATACCATGTGGCGAATACAAAAAAGCTCAATCTGAAATAGGTCTTTGGTACAAATCCGTGGGTATTAACTACACTTGCCGTGTATCTGTGCCCCCTGATACCAATAAGTTTATTGGCCAAATCACGGTGGGATGGAAAACACAACCTGAAACCCCTGAAGCTATGCTAACCATAGCAAGCTCAATGTTAATGAGGAAATAATATGCTACCTATTGCTGCCCTGTTAGATGTTGGCATGAAGGTTTTGGACAAGTTTGTGCCTGATCCTGAAGCCAAAGCCAAAGCCCAAGCTGAATTGCTAAAGATGCAACAAGAAGGTCGTTTAGCAGAATTACAAGCTGACATGAACGAGCAAAACAATGTATCAGAGCGTTGGAAAGCTGATTTAGGTAGTGATTCATGGCTATCTAAAAATGTACGCCCTATGACCCTTGTAGCCCTTTTGGTAGCCTATTTTATCTTTGCCACAGCATCAGCTTTTGGGATTGAAGTAACTCAATCGTATGTTGAGCTACTTGGTCAAATGATTATGCTAATCGTGTCGGCCTATTTTGGTGGCAGAACCCTTGAAAAGATAATGGATAAGAGAGCTAAAAATGAACCTAAGCCCTAATTTCACCCTAGATGAACTAACCCATACTGATCACCGTCAGTTTGACAATACGCCCAATGCTTCTGAAATGGCTAATCTTGTTCGTTTAGCTACATTTCTAGAAGAAGTTAAAACGGTCTTGGGTGGTAAGCCAGTAATGATTAATTCAGCGTTTCGCTGTAAAGAAGTCAATGATGCTGTAGGTTCTAAAGATACAAGTCAACACCGTATTGGATGTGCAGCAGATATTCGTGTACCAAGCATGACCCCCGATGAAGTCGTTAAAGCGGTTATTGCATCAGGTATTGGCTACGATCAAGTCATCCGTGAGTTTGACCGTTGGACACACATCAGTATTCCTAGTGAAGCTGGTACAAACCCACGCAAACAAGCCCTGATTATTGATAAATCAGGAACTCGCCAGTACGCTTAAAAGATTTCCCGTAAATCTACAAACTTCCACATATTCTTGGGTACATCGTAAAAGTATTCACCCTTAGAAACTGCGGTATTAGGTACTTCAATCAATGGGCAATCTTTAATCTTGTTGGCCCTAATCCAGTAAGCATGGGTATAGTCTTTGGTGACTACATACATCGTGGTTCTAGGATGTTTAAATAGCTTTTCTTTGCGTTGAGCTATGTGAATCGTATCGTAAGGGCAGAAGTTCATACCCCAATCTCTGACTTCTACTTCAGCAAACCCAATCTGTTCACCATTTTTACTTAGCACCAAATCAACTGCGTACTTATCAGGGTTAGGTTGAGCGTCTACATACCAAAGGTTTTCTAACCATGTAGCAACTGCTTCCCTAGCTGGTGGATCACATTGGTCATGTAATGCTTGGTCAAAGGCTTTGTACTTCATTTAATCCCATGCCTTTCTTCTATTGCTCTAGCAAAATTTATTAGGTGTTCATCAGTAATCCAACATTCCTCAGGTAAATCTATTTCCACCCAAGAATTTAATATTTCCTCATCACTTAATGGCTTTGTTTTAGCCCTGATGTTGTCATCACAATAATGTGTGAATATTTCTTTATTCATAATGCCCCCGTTAAGTAAATAGCACCAAAGAACAGGATGTATATGCCTATCGCTACAAGGAAGCCTTCTATTAAATCTTTCATAGGCCACCTGTACGGATCACCCAAACAGTCAATGGAATGACAAAGAAACAAACACCTAAAAACAAGCCTTTTAGAATATCAACCATTTACATACTCCATTAGCTCAGATTCAAGAAACTCGTAAGTAGATTTGCTAATAAGGTCGGTGATGTCCTCACCTTTGTGAAATACGCCTTCTACATAAACCTGTACGCCAAACATACCAACGCTGTCATCACCATCTTCTGTGTGGTAATGAATGTCTAGTTTGATGCCATCGTAATCGTATTCAAAGTTTTCCATTTGTTTCTCCTATCTCACTCGGTATTGAGTAATGACAGAATAATTAAGATGACTTAACAATGCAAGGTATTTTTCTAAGGAAAACCCTAATATGTTGCGTAAAAACAACAGGGCAGTATTTGGCAGTTACTAGCTGTTAGGTGGAAAGCCACAAAAACCCTAACTTACTGCATCCTACTTTGGTGGCTTAACGCCCTTATAAGGGTGGGTGACAGTCCCGTGAAGGAGTGTAAATTTTGTTTACCTGCCACCCATACCTAATTATATTCCGTTCTTGATCTGATATACACGCAATAGGTGTTGGAAACATTCCCAACCGTTCTTTAGCTTTTCTTCCTCGACTTCTATCAATTTGACCTGATTGGTCGTGCCGTTGACAAACACTATGGCACATCTAGCAGTAGGAACACCAAGGCCTTCACGGTAGGCTGCCAGTTGCATCTCATGCTCAAAGTAAACATCAACTTTGTCTAGGTTTGTATCTTTGGTCTTAAAGTCCACAACAAAGCCACTAGCAGACATTAGGTCACATTTGCCACCAAAGCCTAGGTTATGTGCAAAAGACTTCTCAGATAGCCACAATTGCTCTCCAAACGCATCTCTGAGTGCTTTATCAATTGCATCCAAGTATGGTGGCTTTTCAGGCATATACACTTGATCAAAGTAACCTTCAATGATTGAGTGAATAGCTGTTCCTCGTTCAGCAGCTTCACGACCAGTAGCTTTAGAATCTTGCATCACACGGGCTAACCATTCCTGTTCAGGCTCACCTTCCATACGGGGCAATGTTAAAGCTGCTAACAAGACTTGCTGTTGCTTCCATGTATCAAGTCCTGCTTTGGATAACATTCCATTAATTGTTGTAACACTTGGCAAAAGTCCAAGTTTTCTTGCATCCCGTAGCGTGGTCGGTCTTTCCCCAGTCTTACCAATGGTTGTATAGGCTGGACTTCCGTCTTTTGTGTACCAATGGCCATTTTCTTGTACCTTCTCTTTTACGATCATTTGATTTCCATTCTGCAAGTAAATTGCGATTTAGCTATTTTTAAAACATCTTCAAAACTCAATTGAGCGTTTCTACCGCTTTTGTAGCCATGACCATACATAACCAGTAGCCCAACGATAAATAACGCAACCCAAGCGGTTCTAGTGGCTACCTTATTCATTTTGCGTGTACCAAAGGGCAAACAAAATAGCTAGTATGGCCAAAGCTAACATTCCAAACCCACCAATAACCACCCAAAGAATTGTTAGCATGAGTTTTTCATCCAACTGGCTGCTTCATTCATGCGTGGTTCAAACTTCTTAGGTTTGGTATTGCCATGTTCTCTGTATCGCTTTTGTAATTCTCGTTGAGGGATTGGTGGTAGTTCAGGTGCGTCAGGCAAGTTACCCGTTGCATAGAATGACCTTGGCTTACCCCTTGGTGTTCTCTCGTAATGATGCAAATAAATCTGTTTAGATGTTCTTAACTGGGTGATGTATCTAGCAACAAAGACCACCGATACACCTAAAAAGTCAGCCATTTCAGTCCTAGTCATGGGTGTATGGGTTAGTTCTTCTAACAGCTTTTTTTGTAAGAGTTCTTTTCTATTCATGTTTAAGATGGGGTACTTGTGTCGGTAGCACTTTCCCCCTTTTTAATTAAAATGGGATACTTCCATCGTCTAAATCATCAACTACAGGAGCTTTAGCTTCCTTAGACTTATTACCACGCCATTCAGATGATTCTGCAATCTTTTCTTTGTAATACTTTGGCAACGCATCGTACTTAGCTTGATCAAATTCATTTAGCCAAAAATGCAATGTAGGGTTAATGCCTTCAGGCTGTACATTACGCAATGCTGATGGTACTGGGCTAATACCTGAAATGTTAGCGTATTTGCCATCTTCGCTATGAGTGATGTTGACCATGCAGAACTTACCTAACAAACTCTTGAGGTCAAACTTTTTACGATCCTCAGGTGTCATCTTTTTGTTAGACCATGATTCTAGGTCTTGCCTTAAACGAGCTTGGTCACCTAAACTAACGGTATATCGCTTAGACACGATTAGGGGCTTTCCATCGTCTGTTTTTAATGGTTGACCTGAATCATCGTCACCGTGCAACTCCCAAGTAAATACAACTTTGTGCATAATCTTGGTTTCGCCAGCCCATTCTGTAGCTTGGTGGCCAAGGTCGATGATTGAATACAAGCGAGCCATGTGCAAGCCAGCAGGTGCGATTTTAAATTCTTTACTGTTATCTGAAATAATCATTGTTTACTCCCAAAAATGTTAGAAAAATCATCAAAGACTGAAGCTAATACAGGGTTAGGTTTAACTGGCGATGGCAATCCACACGCATAGCGTAGGTCACCAATTTCATCAAGAGTTAAAGTAACCCCATCTTCGAGGTCTTTAAAGATGCGTTCCAAGTGTTCTTGGAAGCTGTTGAAGTCTTGCTGTTGGTCTATTTCACTCATAAGAGCATCCTTTTCTGTTATCACGACTTATTGCCGTAAAAGAATATTAAGCCACCTTAAGCACTATGTCAACAACTATTTGCAATTATTTTGTAAATAAGTTAAGATAGCTTATATATGAACTCAACAGCAATAATTAAACTTTTAGGTGGGCCAACCCGTATATCCAAGATGGTTGGGGTATCTGTGCCAGCAGTATCTATGTGGCAAAACGGTGAGATTCCAATGGATAAGATGGTGATTTTGGCAGCTACTCTTGAGAAGGAGAGCCACGGTTTAATTACTAGAAAAGCATTGTTTCCAAATAACTACAAAATTATTTGGCCTGAGTTGGAATAATAAGGTATGATGAAGCTATCTCTTGGTGGAGATATATTTTGGCAAGCCTTAGTCTGCAATCTGCTAGTGCCAACTAGTCCACCAACACCCTTAAAAAAGGTGAGATTGCAGTCTAGGGCTTTTTTTATGAGGTTTTTATGAGTAAAACTTACTGGGAAAAGCTACAAGATCCAAGGTGGCAAAAGAAAAGGCTTGAAGTAATGAAAGAAAAAGACTTTCATTGCGAGATATGTGGAACAAATGAAATTACTTTAAATGTTCATCATAAAGAATATTTTAAAGGCAATGAGCCGTGGGAATATGACAACAAACAGTTAGTTGTTTTATGCAAGCATTGTCATGAAGATTTGCACGAAACATTAGATTTATATAAATGGGTTGGTTCTTTTGCTAGGCTTGATGGCCCTGATAACAGACAAGAATTAGCCTTAATGTTATGTGGATACATAGGCTACCCACTAGAAAAAATATTTGATATGTTGGGGCAAGAGCTTAATTCAGTTGATGAAATTTATTACAAAGCTGGTGCTTGTGCAAAAGCATATTCTGAGCATTTGTTTAAAAAAAGATTAAAGGGTTTGCAAAATGCCTAATAGATTATTAAAAGAGGGCATTGTTGATTCATCTTTAATTGACAATTTGACTTCAGAAGAAGAAGTATTTTTTTACAGATTGTTGGTTGTATCTGATGACTTTGGTCGCATGGATGCTAGATCAGCAATACTTAAATCAAGATGTTTTCCATTAAAAGATTTTAAGTTAGAAAAGATTGACAACTGGTTGCGGTCAATTGTCAGACAAGGGTTAGCCACCATGTATAAGGTTGATGAAAAACCTTACTTACAAATTCTTAAATGGGAACAAAGGGTTAGAAGCAAAGGAAAGTATCCGTCACCTGATGGCTCACAACCTATTGACATAGTGCAGACATTTGACAGCAATTCGCTGACAGATGACGGCTTGGGTAAGGGGTTGGGTATGGGTAAGGGAGAGGGTAAGGGTAATGGGGGTAGCAGAGCTACTAGGTTATCCACAGATTTTGAATTACCTGAAGATTGGATTGAATTCTGCAAATCTGAAAGACCTGACTTAGATGCTAAAAAAACCTTTGCTGAATTTAAAGACCATTGGATTGCTCAAGCTGGAGCTAAAGGGGTTAAATCTGATTGGACTGCTACTTGGCGAAATTGGGTAAGAAGAACTTTTGCTAAAAACATTACCACTCAAGATAAACCTAATACTCGTTGGGATGCCACTCTTGCAAGCACTATGGCTAGGGGCAAAGAACTTGGAATACTGCCAAAGGTTGGTGAAACTGAAGGCCAATATCGTGAACGCTTGAAACAGGGGGGTGCATGACCGATGAAAAATACAGACATCAATGTGAAGTCCGTCAGCACCTTAAGTGGCGAGCAGAAAAAGGCCTTGATTGGTATAGGCAATATATTTCAAATCATGGATTTGGTGGCAGAAAAACAGAATTACTTAGAGATGTCGCAGAACAATGGACAAAAGGCAATAGAGGAAAAAAAGGGGAATGGCGATGAGTGATTTAGATCATTTAAACGACAATCGTGTTGAAAAAGCACTTATTTTTTTATCTTCAACAGACGAGCAACACGCAGAATTATCAGGAGAAGTAAAAAGGCTTGAGGAGCGTTTAAAACAAATAAAAGCTCATTTATTTTTGAAGTCTGATGGTTCAGTAGCAAGTCGTGAAGCAGAAGCTCTTAGAAGCCCTCAATACGATGAAGCAGTACAAGAATGGATTGAAGCTTTTAAACAATTTAAAATGTTAGAAAATAAAAGACTACACGAAATAAGAATTACAGAAATTTATCAAACATTATCAGCTAACAGAAGAAAAGGCTCTTTATGATTACCTTGACACAAGAATTCCTTATTCTAAAGACATTGATGCGTATGTATGATGATGCTCTTAAAAATAACAACGCTATGCTTATGATGGAAATTGCGGTAGATATTGCTGAATCTGCTGAAAAGCTAGAGCAAGCAAGCGTGGATCATGCCAACAAAAGTTGAAAAAGAACGCTACAAAAAACTTGCCCGAATCGGCTGTATATTATGTTTGCACTTGGAAAGAGGGTTCACAGAGCCACAAATGCACCATATACGAAAATACGGTGGAAAGCGAAATAATGCACCAACAATTCCCCTTTGTTTCAACCATCATACTGGGGGCGAAGGTGTGCATTACATGGGAAGAAAACGGTTTGAAGCACACTTTCAAATTACACAAGAAGATTTGCTTGAAATGACGGAGAAACTACTTGCTAACACTTGATTTGCCATACCCACCATCTGTAAACCACATGTATATCAATGCTAGGGGTAGGCGATTTCCCAACAAAAAGGCTGTAGATTACAAAGTTAAGGTGCAGGACATAGTAATTGATAACCAAGCTACAAAATACGGTTGTAAGCCCATTTCGCTACAAATATGGGTATATCCACCTGACCGCAGAAAGCGAGATATTTCAAATATCATCAAAATTATTGAAGATTCACTTCAAGATGCTGGCGTTTACGATGACGATTTCCAAATCAACTTGCTTGTTGTTGAGCGTGGTCAGATAATTAAGGGTGGAAAAGTAACGGTAATGATAGATGAGATTGATGCGACACGATAATAGAGATTCAGGCGATAGAACATTGCAAGAATGTACGAACTGTAGGCAACGAAAACCTAAAGAGTTTGGCCGTTACATACCATATAACGAAGGAATGAATCAAAAATGGGTATGTGGTCAATGCTATGAAAAACGCAACCATAGATGATGTTATGGTAAAATAAACAAAACCCACTAAGAACGGCAATTCTTAATGGGCTTCTAACCAAACAATAACTGAGGATATTGACATGGCTGAAAAAGATTTTACGATAAATAAAGACTTATTATGGGATTTGTTTGATTATCGTGATGGCGTTCTTTACAACAAAAAACATAGATGTTCTAAGTCATTAATTGGCTCTGCTGTTGGCACTATATCAAATACTGGTTACTGCGTAACTTATGTAAATTCAATAAGGTTTTCTGTGCATAGGCTTATTTTTATGATGCACCACGGATATTTACCTAAATACATAGATCACATTAACGGCATCAAAACAGACAATAGGATAGAAAATTTAAGGCCAGCAACTTTATCAGAAAACAATTGCAACCGAAACGGAGTGGGGAAATCAGGAATCAAAGGCGTTCATTGGAATAAATATCACAAAAAATGGACAGTAACTTGTTGGAAAAACAAAAAACACTATTTTTTTGGACATTTTAAAAACATTGAAGATGCAAAAATTGCCGTTATTAACGCTAGAAATCTACTTCATAAAGAATTTGCAAAGCATGAATAAAGTGCGATAATGTAATTACGAAGTGATATTAGGGGAAATCCGTTGAAAGTACCCACTTTTTTGGAGATGCCATGAAAGAGTGCGGTCTATTTACTATAACGCTGTTGCATAGTGCGACCAACGCACACTTGATGCACTTCAAAACAAAGTCATTCTCTCAGCACATGGCTTTAGGTACTTATTACGATGAAATTGTAGACTTAGTTGATGGGTATGTAG